AAAAGGGGCATTCCGCCCTGCTGTTGCAGTATTTGAGCCATTGGGACATAGACGGATGAAATCAGTTGATTTAACTGCTGGATCTTGGCCTTCGGTCCTTGGTACTGCATTGAATAAACATCGATGTCGAAGTTGTAATCAATGAAATTGCCCTGACGCTCACCAGGTTTCCATGTCGAAGTAACGCTAATTCCATTGGTGCCAGGAATCGTCACTTCACTGACGACCTCTTTGAACGCATCGTCCCACAACATTTGGCCCAATGCCGTGATTAACTCGACGACCTTTTCGGTGACCCGTTTGCCCATTTTGTCGATCTTTTGGCTGGCAGCACCATGCATCAATTGCTCTTGCCCAAGAGTTTCGGCCTGAGCCCCAAGACCAAGTTGAGCTTGCAGGTTTCCAGCCATGCGGTCAAAAGTGTCAATTGCACCTACCATGAATTGGTAATTGCTTGCATCGACGCCGCCCTGCTTCATCATGCTAATGTCAGACGTGTCGTTGACATTGACCCATTCACCATCGTCAGCCATCTGTATTTGCTGCGCACTTCCAGCACCCGCCGCCGTGTAAAGATGCACGTCTTTTTGCCGCCTAGCTTGCCGACTGCTCTTTCGATACAGGTCGTTTACCAGTGCGTCCAACATTTCTAAGTGAGACGCGGGGCTTGAAAACATGATATTTTCTGGAACGTCATTGAAACCAAGCAAGTGATAGGGTCCGGTTTCTGGTCCCTCCCACGGCTCTACTGCGATAGGTTCTCCTGACAAATCAAAATTCCTGCGTGAACTCACCACAAACGTGTAAATCAAACCCTGTCGCGGCACCCAGATGTCAGCCAAATCAATCATTGGCTCGAATTCATCGTCGCTGGACATACTGTGCTTGCTGATTGATTCAACTCGATTGGCACTTCCCGCGTTTGATTTTCCTGGCGTATGGTCCTTCATCGCCTCTTCGCCAAAAATCTCAACCGCATCCTCGTAGCTGATTCGGTACATATCACCAGCAAACTTGCATTCGCTCCACTTGTTGGCTGACATGTCGTAAACAAAATCATCCAACGCAATGTTCGACGCGAATGGTTTGCCGGGGTCCATCCACAAATCAGTCTCAACTTCTACCAATCCACTGTCGGCAAGATGCGTTTTCACAATACCCATGCAGAAGAACGCGTCCATCACCCACTTTTCTAAAGTCTGCTCTAGGCGTATTTCCTTCATTAGCGTGTTAATTGCATGCTCAAATTGCTTTGAAAACACCTTGTATTGCTGGTAGCTGGTGCTCACCATCACGCGTGGTCGGTTCGCCGCAAGAAGCATTTGGTAAGCGTCTACAGCTTGGTTCATCAAGTTGACGTAGCGATTCTGCTTGTTGTCGCCCTGCTGGTAGTGTGGACCGGCGTAGTCCTCCACTAGCTTTTCGTTCATGTCCCTGAACTGCTCAAGTTCACGGTATGACCTCGAAACGCTTCTAAAAAGTTTTTCCTTGTCTCCTTGGAATTCAGCCGTTTCCCTTGCCTGCATAATCGCGTTTAGCTGGGGCGTTTTAACACCTACATAGCTTGCGGATGACGCCATGTCAGTTGCAAGATTGCGACCCGAATACTTTCCTGACGTCTGCACCGGAGCTGCACCATCGTATTGCCCAATCGGTTCGTTAGTTACTGGTATTGTTATCATGGCGATCTCTTAAACGTGCGGGTCGTCGTCGGGACCGTTCCAACATTGTATGCATGGAAGAGTATTGAGGCGTGCTCTACACCCATTGCACCTGAACGGCTTGCATAGCTTAACGGAAGCAGACGCAGGAATCCCATGCACTTTACAAAACTCAACCGCCGCAGTCTTGTCTTTTGACAATAGACGATTGAGTCCAATGAACTCACCTGGCGTCAAACCGCACATTGCAGCTTTTTCTTCTACGGAAATGTCGTTGTAATCCCAAAAAGCCAAAACAGCCCTAACCGGATCGACTAAATGCCGAACCAAATAGGGATTGCCACTGTGGCCACCAGCCCAAATCTTCTTGTGTTTCTTTCCACCTGCGTAAAACATCAATCCCTCGACAATACTGATCCCCGCCAACCATCACCGTCATCCTGAGCTTGGCGATCAGCTATTTGATACTGTTCCATTCTTGCGGCCATCGTGTTTGGATGCCGAACCTTGACAACAGGCTTGTCAACATTAGCTATCGTGGGCTTGTCCAATCGCATCTGCAAAGCAACACCAAATGCAATTACCCTGTCCCCGTGAGCCTTTCCTTTGCTTGAATCGTCGTCCGTCATCAAGCTTGCGGCGTGCTCAATCTTTCCATTGAGGTAGACGTATTGCTTGAACTCCTTGACCAACAGCTCGTCTCGTGTCACCACCTCACCTTGTCGCACAGCACGGTTAATTTCAGCGAACATTGCTGTTTTGGTCTTTTCATCCGTCCACCAGCCCAACTCCTTAGTCGCGCGTTTTGACCGACGCGACTGGCTCTTACGCCGGAAACAGTTTCCATACCCCAGCGTTATTACGCGTTTGGTAAACGCACTGCCAGGACCGTTGTGCTCCCACCCCAAGTAGGCACCCCACATCCAATTCGCCAATCCAACTGACAAGTCTGCGAAGTCGGCTGGCTGAATTGTGTTGCTCGCAAATGCAAACACCTGCTCATTAGTCGCCAAATCAATTCCCACCAACGTGGAGTTCGAGGTATGGCTACCACCAAGACCAGTAGAAATGTCAGCAGCAATTGCGTACTCGGAACGAGGCGGTTTCCCCCGAACATCAAGAGGGAACCACAACCGACAGGGACCATCGTGAATCGAATTGAACGTGACGTTGAGTTCCAATTCACCGCTAGAAACGTCCTCCTCTAGCGTCAAATCCCCTTCATGGGCCGGTGGTGTAATGCCAGCCGCGGCCTTGGATTGAAACTCCTGACCAAAAGCCAAGTATTCACTGCCCGCGTAATCTCTATCCAATTCCTGTGCAATTCGCTGCGGCGTCATACCTGGGCGGTCACATTCATGGTCATACCACGGGCTCCGATCTACGCCCTCAAGCCGAAAGCCTTTCTTTCGGAGCCTGCTAAACAAATCCAACACGTCTTGGTTCGGAGGATCATAGTGTTTTGGCAGAGGATTGTTCTTATCTACAGGCGCGGGCTTACCTTCCGCAAATTGGTAAAGACCCCTGTTTCTGGTCACATTCTGTTTCCAGTCAATAATCACCTTAATCATGCTCGATGGCTCGTGCATGATCCGGTAATACTCGTTGTTCTGACCATTCACCGTGGAAACGAACAAACGTGAATTGGTAGCACCGTGGCTCGAATTCAATGCATCCGCATCCTCACCACGCTTAAAGAACGCGAATTCATCCATCAATGCCCACGTCAGCCTACCACCGAGGAATACATCGCCCGTCGCAGCACCAGCTGTAATCCTTGCTCCATTGCGGTAATTGGTAAGCGTGTGGCGGTCAATGATTCGTTTCCAATCCTTCCCGCCAATACCAGCCATCCAACGCGGCAACTTCGTCAGCTCCCAATCCACCTTCCAAAAAAGTGAATCCGAATCCTCGGGGTCATCCGCGGCAGCTTCAGTTCGGGAAACCAAACCTATCTTCGCGTTGTCATCGAATAGCCAAGAATGCAATGCCATCAACACGCCAATCCATGACATGCCTTCACCGCGTGACTTCTCGACGCCAACATCCTCAAAGCCCAAGTGCTCATGCATTGCAATTATTGCGTCATCTTGATGCGGCCAAGTAATGAACGGCAGAACCATCGATTGCCGAACACCATCGACAATTCGGGGACGCGGTTCATAAACCCAACAAAATGCATTGAAGAAAAACAAAACGTCATCACGGCAAGCACGCATAAGCATTCGACGCACATCTGCATCTCCAGCAGCCGCTTCACGGAGCTCAATCCGATACCGAAGGTTTTCCTCCTTATCCTTCGGAACGCTCTGGAAATACTCCATCAAATCCCTTCTGCGTAAAACACCTTTTCGCTCCGAAGAATCCCTTTGGGGAAATCCATGTCCGACATGTCCCCTGCACCCCCCGTAAATGATGCCTCACGAAAAATTACGTCATTTGTCGGCACTACGGTCAGCCGATCGTTCATAAGCTTGATGAAGCTGAACTCCTTGGCCTGAGCCGGATATGCA